AAACAAAACAAAACAAAAGATACACAACCTGATTACAGAATATCTTTTAAGACAGAAGATGCGTTCGTAGATGCAGGGGCTTGCTGGAAGAAAACCGATAAGAACGGTCAAACATTCCTTTCTTGTAAACTAGGTGACGAATATAAAGACCATACAGAGCCAAAAAAGAGTAGAAAAGGTTATCACATTGAAGAAGACGGAGACGATGGAGTTAAAAATCCACCAGAAAGTGTAGACGAATTTTAATATGAAAACAATATCTGAACTTGCAAAATCTATCAAAGAAGAAAACTTGTCTAAAGACCAATTAGAACATTATTACACAGAACTTACATCGTTGTCAGCAGATATGGAACTATCATTAGCAGACTTAAAAAAAGCAGAAGCAATATTTTTAAATGAAAGTGGAGAAAAAACCAGAGCAGGTGCAGAAAGAATTTGGAAAGCCACAGAAAAAGGACAAGAACAAATAAGTCTTACAGGAAATATCAGAGCAATAGATAAACTTCGTAGTTCAATTAAAAGCAGAATGTATCAGAGTTATTAAGGTCATTTAAATTATTAAATTAACATAAAAAACTATGAGTAAAATAACAATTTGGGGAACAACACAAGGTGGAAAGAAGCAAAAAAATGAATATATATTTACTGAAAAGAACCATTCTAAAGCTATGGATTGGATTAAGAAAGAAGCTAAAAGTATATTCAGGAAACGTGGGGGAGACATAGACCCTCGATTAAATTAAAGGTCGTTCATTGGAACTTATTTAGTAGTTAAACATAATTTAAAGAAATAATATGGAAGAAGTAACTTTAAATTGGAATAATCTGAGAGAAGGGCTATGTCCAAAATGCAACAGTAATTTAGTCCCATCGGAAGACCAAGATTCGGAGTTTGCTGATTTACCAATATACTTTAAATGCATAGATTGTGATTACGGAATAAGAGAAAGTGTTTATAATAAGTTGATGAAGTGGTATGGTTGAGGAGTATCGTTGGGGGAAAATCTTGTTTCGCATGGTACCCATCCCTGCGTGCCGACAGAACTTCCCCATCGCTACTTCTCAAAGATAAAGTGTCTAAACGGGGGATATATTGAAGCCCGAGCTAAGCACGCCAACGAAAGTTGGTCTCCCGTTCAGACACTTTATCTCATTATCAATTAAACAAATCAATTATGCCCAAAGATAAAAAAGTAAAGAAAGAAGGAAGTTATATACACATTTGTATGTCGAGCGATATGCACCCATATAATTGCGATGGTATGTTTGGTGGCGAATGTGAACACTGTGAAAGAGCTATCACAAAATATCATCATCCAAAAGATTGTGCATTATGCGACCCAGAATACGACTTTGCACCAAATAAGTATTGGAAAAAGAAGAAGTTACCCCCTAACAAGAAGTCTAAATAGATATGAAGTACACAACACAAGGAAATTGCCCATATTGCGATAGTGAACGAGGAATAATTACAGCGTGGGGAATGAATCCTTACGCGATGGAAGAATTAAAAAAAGACCACGAAAATGGACATCCAAACAATATGTCAAACCCCCCAAACAAAGAAATAAGTGAAGAAAATTGTGAAATTTATAAAAAAACAGGTGGACATTATTTTACAGAAAGTGGAAGTAGAATGTGTTGCCTCTCCCAACCCACAGAGGAAGAGAAAACACAGAGTATAAGAGAACGATTTAATAATACTTTTGATTTAGATAATTACGGAAAAAGCCACATAGTAAATAGAAAAGTATGTGAATGGTGGGAAGATGAAATAGATAGAATACTTAAAGAGAAAAGAGAGCAACTCACAGACCACATTTTAATTAACTCCCATTCAGTAAAAGAAGGAAAGTTTATTTGGCAAGAAGATGTATTAAAAGTAGTAGATAACATATTACAAAACAATAACCACTCCTAAAGGAGGAAAATGAAGATGAAGATATTAAATTTATACGCAGGAATAGGAGGTAATAGAAAATTATGGGGAGATGAGCATGAAATTACTGCAGTTGAATATAAACAAGAAATTGCTAATATATATCAACAATTTTTTCCTAATGACAAAATTGTGGTGGGAGATGCACATCAATATCTTTTGGAACATTATCAAGAGTTTGACTTTATTTGGAGTTCCCCTCCCTGCCCATCACATTCACGATTAAGAAAATCACTTTCAATGGCTAGTGGTTCAAAAGCAATTTTTCCTGATATGAAACTTTATGAAGAAATACTATTTTTACAAGGTTACTTTAAGGGTAAGTGGTGTGTTGAAAATGTAAAAAGTTGGTATGAACCTTTAATAAAACCACAGGAAATACAAAGACATTATTTTTGGACAAACTTTGAAATACCACCAAAGAATTTCAAAAAAGACCAAATTAGAATAACAGGTGGTAGAAATTTAAAAGAAGGAGAGGCAATTAAAATAATGGAAGATAATTTGGGTATAGATTTGAGCAAAATTAAAGTTTCAAATAAAAGATTGTTTTTAAGAAATTGTGTGAATCCAGAAGTAGGAAAATATATATTAGATAATTGTCCTATAATTTAATTTTAATGCAAAACAACGAACAATGTAACTGGATGTGTGATTTAGATGGCGAACACTGGCAAGGAGAGGCAAGGTGTCCGAAATGTGGGGAAATACACGAAATTAGAAGAACTATGTCGAGAGAGGAAGCTGAAGCGAGGGAACTTGTATGAATTACCAAGTAATTAAAACTTATTTAGAGCAACAACCTCTTGCTCGTGAGAGAAAGAATAAAAATCGTTGTCTAGCAAACTTAATAATTAAGGAGTATAATATAGAGATAGACAAGGGAAAACTAACGGACATTGTAGGAGAAATACTAAACATGGACAGAGCTTGGAGAAAAGTATTAGAAGAAAACGAAAATTTACGAGGTCAAGATTACAAAGAGAAAGTCATTTTAGAACAAAAGAAAATGCTAGAATTAGGGTATGAACCCAAATTATAAGGTCGAATTAAATAGTTAGGTAAAAATTAAAGCTAAGACCTAACCCAACGAATTGAACGATAAACAAATAGCTAATTTCATTAAAAATCATTGGTCTAAAATGACCAACGAAGAAATCGGAAAGAGAGTGGGTTTAACATCATTAGCAGTTAGAGGTCGTGGAAAGAGAATGGGATTACCTGCGAAACCGCAGAATTTTCACAACCCCAGCAAAAAGAAGTTCGCCACAACAGAAGAAGTCATAGAGGAACATAAAAGAAACTTCGAGAGACTAGAGGAGAAACACGATGAGAAAAAGGTCATCAAGACCCTAATAGACGAGAATGAACGTCTTAAAACCAGTTTAGAAGCCTCGTACAAGGTAAAAGAAGGCATTAAACCCTACTATTTTGAATATAAAGTAGACGACAAGGTAGGGGAAAGCATAGCTGTAGCAATAGCTTCAGATTGGCATATTGAAGAAACTGTGAAACCTGAAACAGTAAACGGACTTAACAAATACACTTTAGCGATAGCAGACCAGAGAGTAGAGCAATTTTTTATAAACACATTAAAGCTCATTAAAAAAGAACAGAACGAAAGCAAGATAGAAACCTTAGTATTAGCTTTGCTTGGAGACTTCATTTCGGGAAACATCCATGACGAATTACTAGAAACATGCTCATTGAGACCCATAGAAGCCATTATCAGAGCTGAAAACCTGATTATAGGTGGTATAGATTACCTTTTAAAGAACTCTGAACTCAAATTAGTTATTCCGTGTGCTGTGGGAAATCACACTAGAATAACAAAGAAAGTTCACATAGGAACAGAGCAAGGAAACTCTTTAGAGACCTTTATGTATCATCACTTAAAGAATTACTACAAAGACAATCCAAGAGTAGAGTTTATGATTGCTGAAGGCTATCTTTCGTATCTAACCTTATGGAACTACACGATATGCTTTCAACATGGACACGCAGTTAAGTATGGAGGTGGAATGGGAGGTTTAACTATCCCTATGAACAAAGCGATAGCTCAATGGGAGAAACTTCGGCACGCAGACTTGTATGTTCTAGGTCATTGGCATCAGTTCTTTGATGGAGGGAATTTTATAGTAAATGGCTCAATGATAGGATATAACCCATTTGCAATATTTATAAAGGCAGGGTTTGAAAGACCAACACAAACTTTTTTTCTGGTCAATAAAAAGTATAATAGGAAGACAATAGTCGCTCCAATATTATTTAACCAATGATAGAAAAAGCAATATGTGTAACGTGTAGAGAATATGTAGTAAAACATGGAAAGACAAAGAATCCTAAGCATTTACTATGTGCTAAAAAAGACAATTATAAGAAAAAAAGGTCGCTTATTATAAATAAAATATAAAAACTATGGATAAAGAAAAATTAGCTGAATTTAATAGGGAATTAAAGGAATTATTGGCTAAGTATGATGTATCTCTTATCGTAGAGGATGTTCCTGCCACAAAGAGAATATCGGTAGTTTCAAACCAAAAGGAAACTAGCGAGGTTACAGGGTCAGAAGACGTAAAATAGTTTTCCACAGGTGTTCATTGTGTTGCTAAACGGGTTAGGATATAATATAAGCATGAATAAAGAAGTCAAAGAGTATTTATCAACCATAGGGAAGAAAGGGGGTTCAAGCAAATCTCCTAAAAAGGTCAAATCTTCCCTTAATAACCTTATAAAAGCAAATGCAAAAAAAAGTAAAAGTTAAATATAATGGCAAGAGAGTAGAGTATTTGTACTTACATCTTACCAAGTGGGGTAGATTTAAGTTGATAGTCAAGAGATTTTTAAAGAGATTACTGTTTGTTTGTCTTATTCTACTGGCAGTCTGGGGATTATTAAAAATAGGAGGATATATAAATCCAACCACTATAATTACTAGAGCTGAAATTATAAAAGAAGTTCCTCGCAAAGCTCCAGTTTTAGAAAGAATTGCGAAATGTGAAAGTAACAACTCTCACTTTAAGAATGGACAAGTATTAGTAGTAGGCAATACTAACAAAAGTGTAGATATTGGGAAGTTCCAAATAAACAACAATATATGGGGTATAAAAGCAACGGAGATGGGATTAGACCTAATGAAAGAAAGTGATAATGAGAAATTTGCAGAATATCTATACGAAACTTATGGAACTGAACCGTGGGTATGGAGTAAGAAGTGTTGGAATAAATAATCATGACAGAAAAAAAAGACATATTTAGACCACAAAGCGAATTTCCCTTAATAAATGAATATAAGAAGATATTTGCAGTAGACGATAGAACAATATTTGCTTATGATAATAAAATCTACTCAAACTACGAATTATCGCATGATTTAATAGTCCATGAGTACACACATCATAGACAACAAGCAGAATATGGTCTCGAATGGTGGGTAAAGAATTACTTAAATAATCCCGAATTTAGACTTAAAATGGAATTAGAAGCATATAAAGCACAGTTAGATTCTATAAAAGATAGAGAAATTAGAAACAAGGTAAGAATAAGAAGTGCAGTTGACTTGAGTTCTTCCTTGTATAATGATATTATTAAACCAGAAGTAGCCCTAAGATTATTAAAATGAAACAAATAAAACATATTAAGCTATTTATAATAATTGGAATTCTAAACATTTTACTCGGTGTTTATTTAATAGGTGGTATCACAAAAGAATGTAAAGATTGCCTTAATCTCGATAAAGCCATAGCATCAGAAGGATTAACTTTAGACTAATATGGGAGCAGGAAGACCACTAAAATTCAAAGACAAGCAAGAACTAGAAGATAAGATTTCTAAGTATTTTAGTGATACAAAAAGGGAAGAATGGACTATAACAGGCTTAGCAATAGCATTAGACACAAGCAGAGAAACATTGTGTAATTATGAAGATAAAGAAGAATATTTTGACACGATAAAAAAGGCAAAGGATTTTGTAGAATATTCTTATGAAATAGACTTAAAGAAATCAGGCAGAACAGGAACTATATTTGCTTTAAAGAACTTTAATTGGAAAGATAAGACAGAACAAGAAATAGACCACAAAGGATTGAATATTCAATTTGCAGAAGTATTTAAGAAAGATGAAATCATCAAGTAGATGCTAGTTCCACACCCTAAACAAGAAGAAGTAGTAAAATCAAACTCTCGTTTTAAGATAATACGAGCTGGTAGAAGAAGTGGTAAATCAACTCTTGAAATAGAAGAAATGGTATTCGAAGCTGTTACAGGTAATGACAGAAATATATTTTATATAGCTCCTACTCAAATTCAAGCTAGAAAAATTATATGGGAAGCACTTAAATCAAGACTTAATGGCTTAGGTGAAATAAACGAAAGTAGATTAGAAGTTAAACTTCCAACTAAAGATAAAGGGTTTTCAACTATATTTGTATCAGGTTGGGAGAATAGAGAAAATTTTAGAGGAATGAAAGCTGACCTTATTGTGTTTGATGAGTTAGACACTATGAAGGACTTTTTTATTGGTTGGCAAGAGATATTTAGACCAGCTTTGACAGACACAGGAGGTAAGGCAACATTTATAGGAACTCCAAAGAAAGAGAATCCTAACCTAAGAAGACTTGAAAAGATAGCCGAAACTGATAAGGACTATAAAGCATTTCATTTTACAACAGAAGATAATCCTTACATAGATAAGGAAGAAATAAAGAAAGCTAAGGCAGAGATAGATTATGATACTTTTAAACAAGAATATCTAGCAGAATATGTAGAAAATGCAGGGGCTTTGTTTAAATACACAGCTTTAGTAGATGTATTCTCAAACACAGTTACTAAGACAACAGATAAATTTTTAATCGTAGATATAGCAGACGATGGCTCAGATAAGACAATATTCTCATTCTGGGAAGGACTAGAAGAATACAGACGAGAAGAGTTTGAGAGACTTAATACTGAATCAATTATTGCTAAGATAAGAGAGTATGCTTCAGACCAACGAATACCTTATTCACATATTGCGGTAGATGCTATCGGTGTTGGGGCAGGTGTAGCTTCAAGTTCTATGCTAGACGGAATTATAGGTTTTAAAAGTTCTTATAGTCCTATAAAAACAGATATGGATATAGTAAAATTGCCGAATGTAGGTTACTTGTCTAATCCTTTGAAACCCCTAACTTCTGATTATAAAAATCTAAGAAGCCAATGTGTATTTATTTTAGCTGATTTAGTCAACAACCATAAGATAGCTAGTAGGGTAACAGGTAGACAGAAAGAGCTTATAATTGAAGAATTAAGTACTTATCAAGATGTTTCATCAGGTGATGGCAAGAGAATGGCTATGGCTAAAGAAGATGTAAAGGAAATTATAGGAAGAAGTCCTGACCATTCTGACACTTGGATAATGAGGCAATATTTTACTATTATGGCAAGAATGTTACCAGAACAATCAGAAGCAAGAAGTCGAGTAGTAAGCCAATTAAAAGACCAGTTTTCTCAAAGAAGAACAGCATTTAGAAATAACTCAAATAAATAATTTGCTTGACAAGAAAAAAGAGGCTATAATAAATATATTACAATTTAAAAAGAATCGGTGGGAAACTAAACAATGGACAAAAGTTATAAATCAACAAATAGTACAGCTTCAGCTTTAATAAGAACAGGTGGTGGTAGAGTTGCAGGAGTTATCGTAAACTCACATACTTCAGGAACAATGAAGTTGTGGGATAACACAAGTGCAGCAGGAACTGTGCTAGTAAACACTTTTACATTCCCAGCAGGTTCAGGAGTATATCAATTCCCAGAGCCAATAGAATTTTATACAGGACTTTACTTCACTGTAGGTGGAACATTAGATTATACAATAGTTTGGAAACCTAACTAATAACTTAACAAATAGTCGGTGGACTATTTAATGGATAAAGATAAAAATGTACTAGAGTTAGTAAGAAAAAACGAACAAGAGTTTATATCAGGTAAAACAAAAATCTCAAAGTATGTAGATTTTGACTTATATGAGAACATCAATAAGATTGAAGCATATTTAAACTCTAAGCATACTTCAGGAGAGACTGATTCAATGGAAAGGGAAAAACCCTTCTTTAATATTGTTACTGCAGCAACTAATATCTGGTTCAGAGCAACAGATTTAGACCGAAAGAATATAAAGATTAAGGCAACTAAAGCTAAGAGTACTTTCTTAGCATTTTTAGCAACTATTCATATTCAGAACTGGATGCGAAAAGAAAAGTTTGGAACATTTTTAAATGAATGGGGAAGAACTCTTGCAAGATATGGTAGTGCAGTAGTTAAGTTTATAGAAAAAGATGGAGAGCTACATTCTATGATAGTCCCGTGGAATCGTTTAATTATAGACCCGATAGATTTTGACAATGATGTTGTTATAGAAATACTAGAACTTACCCCAGCACAACTAAAAAAGCGAGAGGGTTATGACCAAGAAATAGTAGATAAACTTATAGAAGCATCTGTTTCACGAGAAACATCAGGTAAGGAGAAGAAAGACAATAAAAATAGTTTCATAAGGCTTTACGAGGTTCATGGAGAATTACCTTTATCTTACTTAACAGGCGAGGAAAAAGATAGAGACACTTATGTTCAGCAAATGCACGTTGTTTCTTATGTGGCAGGAAAAGGTAAGGGAGAATATGACGACTACACCTTAATAAAAGGAAAGGAGAGTAAGAATCCTTATATGATTACTCACTTAATCAAGGAAGATGGAAGAAGTATGGCTATTGGTGCAGTAGAACATCTATTTGAAGCACAATGGATGATGAACCACACTAATAAGCAAATAAAAGACCAGCTAGACCTTGCTTCTAAGTTAATCTTTCAGACTTCAGATGGTAACTTTGTAGGACAGAATGCTCTTAATTCAATAGAATCAGGAGACATTCTTATCCATGCTCCTAATCAGCCACTAACTCAAATAGCTAATAACTCACATGATATAACTTCCTTACAAAATTTTGGTCAACAATGGAAGTCTTTAGGAAGTGAAATAACAGGAATAAGTGAATCAATGATGGGTAATACTGCTCCTTCAGGCACAGCTTGGAGGCAAGTGGAAGCCCTGTTACAAGAATCTCATTCATTATTTGAACTTATGACAGAGAACAAAGGGCTTCATCTTGAAGATATGTTTACAACTTATGTAATTCCTTACATTAAGAAGAAAATGGATACTGCTGACGAAATATCAGCTACACTTGAAAGCTATGACTTACAGAAGGTTGATAGCAATTATGCTCCAATAGAAGGTAATAAGAGATTTGCTAAGAAAGTTATAGACCAAATAGCAGAAACAGGTGAAGTTCCTAATATAACAGACCAGATGAGAGTAGATGAAATCAATACTGTTAAAGCAGAGTTACAAGCACAAGGGACACAAAGATTCTTTAAACCAGATGAATTATCAGATTTAACGTGGAAAGAACTTCTTAAAGACCTTGAATGGGAACTAGAGATAGATATTACAGGTGAACAAAAGGATAACCAAGCAGATATGGCTACACTAGCGACAGTATTCCAAACACTTGTTGCAAAGCAAGGTCAACCAATGACAGATGATGAAAAATTCGTTTTTGATAAAATACTCTTAAAAACAAATACAGTATCTCCAGTAGAGATAGCAAATAGACCAAGTTCTCAATCATTAGGAAACCCAGCGGTGGGTGAGGTCGGTACTAATATGAGTCAATTACAAGCATGATAATATGGGGAGCAATCAAAGATAGTTTGCTCTATATAAAATATATGCCGAAAGTAATGGTAAAAGGCAAGGTTAAACACTTTCCTTATACAAAAAAGGGTAAATTAGCAGCTAAAAAAGCAAAGAAATAATGGATGTATTAAATAATCTAAAAATAGATAAAATCCAGCATAAAGATAACGATGTTGTGCGAATGTATCTAAAAAGCAAAGAAGATATATTCATAGCTATTCGTTCTTTAATGTTTGGTCAAGAAATTAGTAAGGAATACAAGGATATAATAAAGCAATTATTTGGAGATTCTAATTTAAGGGATGCTTTCAAGAGAAGTATATCTCCTGAAATTACAGATGAATCGGGATTGCCTAGACTAACAGATAGATGGAGTCAATTAGTTGAAGTAGAGACTATAACAGGTTCTAGTCCTGAAACTATACGACAGTTAGTAAGTTCTTCTAAAATGTTGGTTGGAATGTGCGATAAAGCCTTAAATTTATTGGTTAATCCTGACGGAGATAAAGTTGTTCTTGATTTTGACTTTGAAAAGTCCTTAGAAGAAGACCCTTATGGGGTAGCGATTATAGCTAGAAATATGTTTATAAGACACATAAATACGAAATTGAATCATCTTAGGGTTATTGCTGACACATCCCAAAAGGATTTAGATGATTATGTTTCTAATTTAAAGAAAAACTCAAACAAATAATTTGCTTGACAATGTAAAAAGGTTTATAATTAAAAGTAACTGGACTGAGAATTTAAGTCCTAAAATAAATAATCTATGGAAGAAGAAAATAATGGTGTAGTTGATACCTCAAATCAACCAGAGGAAGAAGCCCTTGAGACTTCAAACGAAGAAAGTAGTGAAGAATCTAATGAACTAGCTGAGCGTTTAGCAAAAGCTGAAGAATTAGCAAATAATTACAAAATTCGTGCTGAGAAAGCTGAGAGATTTGTAAAGTCTGTAAAGACTAATGAATACGACCAGCAAGCTCCAACAGCTGGAGACCTATCATCTAAGGATTTATTCGCTTTAATGGAAGCGAAAGTATCAGCAGATGACATAGATGAAGTGAAGGAATATGCCTCACTAAAGAAAATCTCTGTCGCTGAAGCACTTAAAGCCCCAATAATGAAATCTATCCTAAGAGAGAAAGCAGAAAATCGTAATGTGGCTAACGCATCTAATGTAGGTAGCTCAAGACGAGGTTCATCAAAGTTATCAGACGAAGCTCTTTTAGAAAATGCAAAGAAAGGTAAAATGCCTGACAATGATGCAGATTTACTAAGACTAGCAGGACTAAAAGGTTAAAAAAATCGGTGGGTTATCAATTTAATTTTATTAGTAATTTATTATTCACGTAATCTATTATTAACCCACTAAAATGGCAAACAGTATATTCAGTACACAAGTACAAAGAGAGAAATTCGCAAAGGCAAAGCTAGAAGTAGCTCTAAGAACTAATCTAGTTGCAGAGAAAATTTGTAAGGTTGACCGTTCAGATGCAAAACTTATCAAATCTCCTTACCTTTCAGCTATGTCAGCTACTTTCCAAGCAGCAGCAGGAACTTATACACTAGGAGACATCACAGTAAACAACGACACATTGACAGTTGCTTATGAAGTTATTGGTGCAGGACACCTTTTTGACTTTGAAAGTGCTATGAATGAGTTTGATACTATGTCTTCAGTGTTTGAAGAAATGGCAGCTCAAATAGCGATAAAGATTGACCAGTATGTTGTAAACAAACTTACTGAAGATGGAACAGGAACTTACACAACTCCAGCAGGAGGATTCACCACAGCAGCAAATATTAACCAAATCTTTGGAGACCTAGTTTCTAAAGTATCTGGTTATTCAGATGCATACTGGGGTAATATGTTCGTAGTTGTAGAAAATACAGACCTTCCAGGACTTATGGTTGCAGGTGCAACTAATGGTTTCAACAATTCAGATAAGGTTCTTACAAACGGACAAGTAGGACAATGGATGGGCGTAGACATTTATGTTGTACGAACAGGAACATTTACTAACACAGACATTGGAGACTTTACAGCTCAAAATTCAGGACACAGAGTATTCGGTGTTAAAGGTGTTTCAACCTATGCATCTCCTCGTGGTATCACTTACAACGAGAAAGATGTAACCCTAAAGACAGGTAAGGAACTTCTAGTTTATGGCTATGTTGGCTTTAAACTTTGGACTCCTAAAGCGGCTTTAATCGTTGACATCACACTTGCTTAGTCAGCAAATGTAGTCCCCTTTTTGGGGGCTTAGAGAAGGTAGTTTTCCCACCGACTTCTACCTCCTCTAACTCCCCCGAAAGGTAATAAACACAGAAATATTATGCAATTAAGAGGAACAGACATAGTAGTAGACAAGATACGAGCTAGGAAAAACATAATTTCTGGAAGCGGAGCAACTGCCTCCTTGAGTGAAGCTGATTCAGGTTCACTTGTCCTTATGGACAGAGCAGCAGGTATTGTTTTTACACTTCCAGCAGCTTGTAAAATTGGTACAAAGTATGAGTTCATAGCTTCTGCTAGTGTTACATCTAATGCCTATAAAGTTATTACAGGTGCAGGAACAGAGTTACTTATAGGTACTCTAGCTTCTGTAGACACAGATACATCAGATGCAATGGCAGGATTCAGTGGTAATGGTTCAACCCATATTGCTGTTAGTGCTAACGGAACTACAACAGGTGGACTTATTGGCTCAAAGTGGATATTTGAAAAAGTATCAACTACACAATGGGAAGTAAGTGGAACTAATCGTGGTTCAGGAACAGTGGCAACACCATTTGCAACTTCATAGTTTTCCCCCTTTGCTCCTTTATGGGAGCAAGGATGGGGAAATTAAAAGAATAATAATAAAATACAATGCAGTTTAGCGAAACAACAAACAACACAGGGATAGTACAACAAACAAGAGATATGGCTCGTGTAGATTCTACACAATGGGGAACTTCTAAAATAGTGAACTCTTGTAATAACTGGCTAAATAAAATATTTACATTCGGAAAATGGAAAGATAGAAACTTCCAACTAGATGACACAAACCATACTAAACTTCCAATAGGAACAACAAACCTAGTAGCTTCTCAATCTGATTATTCATTCTTAACTGATGAACAAGGAAACAGAATCACAAATATAACTCGTATAGATATTAAGGATAGTTCTGGTAATTGGACACAACTTAAAAAGATAGACCATAGTGAAATAGGTATGGCTCTTGATGCTTACGAATCAATTGACGGACAACCTAAAGAATATGACCTAATTGCAGATAATATAGTTAGATTATATCCAACTCCTGCAACTAATGTAACAGCAGGATTAAAGTTTTACTTCCAAAGAACACCTAGTTATTTCGTAGCAACAGATACAACTAAAGAGCCAGGAGTATCACATGACCTTCATAGAGGATTCGTAGTGGCTTCGGCTTATGATTGTGCTATGACTCTTGGACTTCCAAACTTACAAGCACTTTCAGTAGAATTAGAAAAAGAAGAACAGAAACTTTCAGATTATTTTGCAAGTAGAAATACCGATACAAAAGGTCGTCTTACACCAGCTAGAGAATCAAATAGATGAGTATAACTAACATTTCAAAACCTTCAACTTCTCTAACTAATAGTTCTAAAGTAGCTTCTTATGAAACTTGGGATACGATTACTACTACTTGGGCTGGTGAGACTAGAACTTGGGATGACATGGGTTCACTTATAGATAATATAAGTAAAATAAGCTCGTCAATTACTAATATAGCAAAACCATAATGAGTACGATAACACAAAAGAGAATAAGTCTTATTTGCCAAAAATGTAATAATACTTACTTAGTTGTTCCAAGTAGGGTAAAAAAGAGCAAGTTTTGTTCCCGTGATTGTCAATTAAAAGGTCAAGTTTGGACTCAAGAAAGAAGAGATAAAATAGGAATGGCTACTGGAAAACCAAGACCCAAAATACGTGGAGAAAATCATTATTATTGGAAAGGTGGGTCATGGAATTACATTAAAACAATTGTAAGATTGAGAGATAATGATATATGTCAGTGTACTGGTATTTGTCAATGGCATCTATCAGAAAAATGCGGATTTAAGGATTCTTATATAATGCACGTTGACCATATTAAACCTAAAAAACTTTATCCTGAATTGTCTTTGTCGATAGATAATTTAATTACTATCTGTCCTAACTGTCATCAATTTAAGACGAACACAGAAAGGCGTAATAAAATATTTAAAAAATAAAATGTCAACTTTGGTTACAATAAATAGTGGTGATTCGATATCAACTTCAAGAACAGATATCAATAATAACTTTACAGCACTAAACACAGATAAAATTGAAACATCTGTAATAGATACAGACACAGCTTTAGCAGCAAATTCAGACGCTAAAATACCTTCTCAAAAAGCAGTAAAAACTTATATAGATACTTCAGGAGGTGCTAATGCTTCAACTACAGTAAGAGGTATCGTAGAAGAAGCTACAAGTGCAGAAGTGTTAGCAGGAACAGCAACTGGAGGAACTGGTGCGAGATTATTTGTTAATCCTTCAACCCTAGCTTCTGATGTTCAAACATTTACATCAGGTTCGGGTAACTGGACTAAAACTAAAATGTATGGATTAGTTAGAGTTCAGCTTTGGGGAGGTGGTGGCTCTGGTGCTAAAGGCTCTGTTGGCACTGGGTGTGCAGGTGGTGGTGGTGGAGCTTACAAAGAAATGTGGTTTAATGCAACCAATTTAGGTTCAACAGAACCTTATTCTGTTGGAGCAGGTGGTATAGCACAGACCAGTGCCAATACAGCTGGTAACGCTGGTGGCAATTCTACTTTTAGTTCTGGAGCAAATTTAGTTACAGCTTATGGTGGTGGTGGAGGAGATAGTGGAGATTTAACTACAGATTTTGGCGGTGGAGGAGGTGGTACAACATCTGCAGGTTCATCGGGTGCCACTGGAACAGGGGGAGGATTTATAGGTGGAGCATCTTCAGCTGGTAATAGTGGAGGTACTTCTATTCTTGGTGGAGGTGGAGGTGGTTCTGGCAGTAGTGGAGTAAACGGTTATGGTGGAGATTCTTATTATGGTGGTGGTGGAGGAGGAGGAGCTGGTACTGCTACTACTATTGGAGGAAATGGTGGAGCATCACAATGGGGTGGTGGTGGTGGTGGTGGTGGAGCACAGGACTCAAGTCCAGGAGCAGGTTCAGGAGGTACATCTACTTATGGAGGTAACGGTGGTGCTGGTGCTTATGATGCTAATAATGCTACTGCTGGAACTGCTCCTGCAGGTGGTGGAGGTGGAAGCGAAACAGGAGATTCAGGTGCTGGTGGTTCTGGTAAAATAATTGTAACTACATTTTAATGTCTAAACAAGTAGAAATAAAACAAAATAATTGGTCTTCAGGAATATCAGACGATGTGAGAGCAGTTTCACAAAATGGTTTTTCTATTGCTAAGCATTTTGATATTTTTACTAATCCAAATCGTCTAACACCTTATCGTTCTTTCGAAGCAGATACACATGATGGCTCAACTTCTACTGGAATGAAGCAATACTTTGTTAGGGATTTCTTATATGCCTCTGCTTCAGCTAAACTTTATGGCTTAGGGCAAACAGGAGCAGGATTAACTAAAATAGTTTATAAAGCAGATGCGACTACTGGAAACTGGACTTTACCATCTTCTTCAGAAGGGAACGGAGCAGTTAAGAATGGTTGTTTACTAGAATACAAAGATTATCTTTGGGGATTTCAAGGAACTACACAAGTGTTCAAGTGGGGAACTTTATCAGGTTCACCAAGTATAACCAACACAGCAGGAACAGTAGGAACTGTCTATAATACAATTTCAACAATCTCAATAACTGCAGCAGGAACTTTATATAACGTAAATGACATATTATATATCGAAGGAGGAACAGGAGGAACAGCGATAGTAACAACAGTATCAGGAGGTACAGTTACAGGAGTTACTTTACTAGAGCCTGGATATAATTATTCAACAGGAACTAAAAACACAACAACGTCTTCTTCAACTGGTTCTGGTTGTACTATAAACATTACAGCAGTTGCTAATACTTCAGCTACTATTTCAAGTGTTGCACAAGGAATAATCGCAAAAGATGACAATGGTTATATTTTTTATAACAACATAGTAGTTCGTATCTATCCTTCAGGAACAGTTCAAGACCAAGCCCTTAAACTTCCAACTAACCTAAAAATAACGTCAGCTTGTAACTTTGGTAATTATATGGCAATAGGTTGTTCTCCAACTTCTGTCTACAACGGAGTATCTAAAGTATTCCTATGGAATCTTTATTCACCAGATGTTCAAGAAGTTATTGATTGGGGAGAAGGAGAACTAAGAGTATTGGATAGTGTAGAAGGAATGTTAATCGGAATAACAGACAGATACTTAAACAACGCTTCAGGTGCAGGTAGAGGTTCAATGATAGTACAAGGTTATACAGGAGGTTCACCACAAGTCTTAAAAGAAGTATTTACTGAGAAATTAAATAGCATCACTATGCCTCAAAGTAAAGCGATTAAAAACAATCGTCTATTTTTTGTTGCAAAGATAATGACTAACATTTCAGGAACAGAATATAATGAGGGAATATGGAGTTTTGGGCGTAAAAATGCTAGTTATCCTTATTCTTTATCCTTAGACTACATAGATGAAAACGTAACAACTTCAGGTATTCAAGCCTTCGGTTCGGCAGGTAATTTCTTTTTTATAGCTCATAGTGCAGATGGAAGTATTGATAAAACAGATGATACAGCTACATATACTATGACTTCAGTTCTTGAAACTCAAATATTAAACTTTGGAAGTACTGAAGAAGATAAGAGATTAGATAGATTTAAAGTTTCTGCAAGAAAATTAGCTTCAGGTGAAAGTGTTGTTTTGAAATATAAGGTAGATAATGCTACGTCTTGGACAACTATTGGCACTTGGAACACAGATGATGAAATATCACATACATTCTTAAGAGAAGAACTTGCAGGAGTAGACTTTAAATCAGGTAGGGAGTTTAAATTCAGAATAGAATCAACTGGAGGTGCAGAGATTTTAGGTTGGTCGTGTTTAGCAACAATTTATAGTAACCCATAATGGATAAGACACTTGAGGAGCAAATCGCAATACTTAGAGCAGACTTAACAGCACTTCAACAAGAGGTGTATAGGAATAACTTCAGTTCTCACCAAGACTTTAATAAGTTTAGTAATTTTACTACAAGATTAAAGATTCCACATTATGATTCAATCCCTCCTGTCGGAGAGGTCGGCGAATTAATAGAAGTAGGGGGTGCATTATGGATATGTAGTTTACCAAATACATTTACTCTAGTATAATAAGATTATGGCAAAAATATCATTAAAAAAGAAAGTAGGAGGAACAAGAGTAGGAAACGCATTAAGGGCAGTAGGTAAAGTTGTTAAGTCTCAAGTTGGAGTTGGTGGTTTGACTGCAAATGCTTTATCTTCACGAAAACCAAAAGTAACCCAAACAAGTTCTGGAACACAAGTAGGTAAAACTTTTTATGCTAAAAGTGGTAGTGTTAGTAGTGCTTTTCCAAGCAATCCAGCTAAGGGAACAGTTACAAAAGGAGGTTTAACTTTTAATGCTAGTGATTCAGGTAACATACCTTCAAACTTTAAAACAAGTCCAGTTAATCTAGGAAAAGCTGTTCAGAGTGGTGGAATTTCTATTGATAGACCAGCTTCATCTAGTAATATTTCAACTAAAAATACTTCTTCTGGTTCTTCAATAAATACTTTGTCATCAGAGCAAATTGTAAATGATGTAAATACCACAAATTTTTCTTCTGGTTCAAATACATCTTTTAGGTCTTCAACACCTAATCTTCCTAGCACAACAGTTGTAAATGCTTCTAGTTTTATGAATCAAAACCCAGCTTTAGTTATTCCTGAAGAACCAGTTACAGACTATTCACAATATATTCCTGCTCCTATTGATACAGAAGCTCAACAAGCAGAGAAAGACACAAAAGATTCTCTTGATAAATATTTAAAATCTTTAATGGATACTCCAAGCTCTGCCGATGCTTATGAACAAGCACAAAGAGAAACAGGAATACTGGAAAAACAAAACTTAGTCAACACCTTAACAGGAAAATTAAATGAAATAGTAAATAGAGGTCAAGCTAACCAATTATCTCTTGTAGGTCAAGGGAGAGGTATTCCAGAAGCTATTATAGGTGGTCAGCAAGCACAAATAGGTAGAGAAACAGCTATTGCTGCACTTCCAGTTCAAGCTCAACTTTCAGCAGCACAAGGAGATTTACAATCAGCAGAAGAAAACTTAAATACCCTATTTAAAATTTATAGCGATGATGCACAGAGAAAATACGATAGGAAAGTAACTGTAATGAAAGCTCTTTATGATGTTGCAGATACTAAACAAAAGAGAGTATTAGATAAACAAAAACTTATTGAAGAAAGAGCATATCAAGAAGAACGAGATAATAGAAACGCTATACGAACTCTAACAATAGAAGCAGCTAAAAATGGTACTCCTGCAAGTGTTATAAAATCAATGTCTACTGCGAGAAACTATGGGGACGCTTTAACTTTAGGGGTTAAATATGCAACTGACCCACTTGATAGACAATTAAAACAAGCTCAATTAGATAAATTAAAAGCTGGAGATACATCAACAAGTGGGGCATCTCCTGCGACTTCTTCAGTATTAGATGTTACAAAAGCATTATTTAATAATCCAGGACTAGGTGCTATAACAGGAACTTTACAACAATTTACAGGAGGAATATTAGGTAGAGATGCTAAATTAGCAAGAAATCAATGGAAACAATTAAAAGGCATACTTTCACTTGAAAACAGACAAATGTTAAAAGGTTCAGG